CTCGTCGCTCAAATCGTCAACAATTTGCTGGCGGTCTTTCTCATTCGCATAGCGAATAACTTGTTTCGGCATGCCATATTTCTGCGCATACTCCATAAACCAGCCGAGGCCGAACTTATACGCCACAAACCAGTTAACAAGGCTGTAAAACGTCGCATTATAAAGCGGGTGGTCAGGCCCGTTGTGGTTAAGCGCCACAATATACTGGTGCGGGGGGAACGGCACGCCGTTCGCGCTCATACCATCCTCCACTAGCAGCAGCCTGTCCGGCTGCCCCGCCTTAGTCTCCCATACCATAAACTGCGGCGGCAGCTGAATATACCGGGCCGGGAACACCAAATCCCCCGCCTTCTTCCATACAATTTGGTGTACGTTAAACCCGCGCAACCTGTGGTGTACCAACGCGCCTATCAGCTGCGGGAACGTGTGCCCTATAGCCCCCGGCTCATGCGCAGCCCGCGCCCACAGAGCATCGGTCACCACCTGAGCCACCTCACGCGCCAAATCCCCCGGCTCCTCGCCCTCGCGCGTGTAGGGGTTCACCGTCCAGTTAAGGCTCTTCACCGCGTCCTCTAGGTCAACCACGTCCTTCTGCAGCGCATCCCACTCATGATACATCGTTGCATATAAGCGGTCGATCTCACGCAGCAACCCGTTCCAGTTAGACCTCTTCAATTCGCGCAACACGCTGGGGGAGAAATTCTCCAACAGCGCGTTCTCGTACTTCTGCAAAGCGTCAATTTTCAGCATGGCGTCCGTCCCCTTTTGAGTAATTTTTTAAGTATTTTTTTGAGTAAAAAAACTGTGAAATGTCACACCTAATGTCACACCTCCCGCTGCACCCATTCACGCAGCCCAGAGGCTATGCTCCGCGCAACAGCCCCCAAGCCGTTCCTCAACATATCCGCATCGTTCCGGTTTGTCAAAAACCCGCACTCCACCAGCACAGCCGGGCAACGCGTATTATTCAGCACATACAAATTATCCCGCTTCACCGTCCGGTTTGCTCTCCCCGGCAGCAAAGCGCACAAATGCTTCGCCACATACCCCGCGCAGCGGCCACCCGCCGCACTCGTATAAATCACATGCGCCCCGCGTGCGCGCGGGTCATCTTCCAGTATAGGGCGCTGGTATTCTATGCCTTCCTCGTCATGGATTGTCTCATACCCCACAACGCGCTGGGCACAGTCGCAGTGCAGGCTCACACACAGCCCATAGCCACCCGCATTAACCGCCCTCACCGTCTCAGCTAAATCACCAGCGTTCGTCAAGCCGGGGAAATCCAGCACATCGCAGTCAATCCCCCAGCCTCGCAACTGCTCAGCCAGCTCCGCTGCAATCTTCGTGCACACCTCGTGCTCCTGCAACCCATTACCCCGGGCACCAGTCCCTCGGGCGTGACCAATATCTATTGCTATTTTCATGACTTCTTTTTCGGTGAATTTTTACCTGCCATTTTTGCGAGCCAACTCGTGCTCGCGCTCTAAGTGTTCCAGACGAGAGTCAATAAGCTGAAGCTTCGATGACACCTCCGAGAACGCTGTCGTCTGCTCCTTGATGCACTGCACCTGCAGCGTATTCTGCTCACGCATGTACTCCCGGTGAAGCTCGGCCTCATGCTTCGCGTCGTTCCATAAAAAAACAACCGCCACCAACGTGCCGAATGACAAAACAGGCAACGGCTCCTCGCGGAACGCGCGGAACCAATACCCCAGCAAATTCTCTCCATCTCGTCTGGAACACATATTATTTTATCTCTGTTTGAGTTTGTACTTAAGCCCGTGCCTCAGCTCCAAAAACCGCTCCACAGGCAACCCGGCCTTAGCAGCCTTCTTCTTGATAGAGCACTCCGGGGCTTCGGACGCTATGAGCATCTTTCGCTCCTCAGGCACAAGACCCTCGAAGCGCGCCTCAACAAGCTTATGTTGTTCTCCGGAAGGAGCGTCTCTGATTTCGTCGAGCACCTCCTCATAGCGCGCCTGTAAGGGGTCATCTCCTTGACCACCTTGCATGCCGGGCATCCAGCCTCCTTGGCCACCGCCGCCGCCGGGAAAATACCCCTGCTGAGCCAGCACTCCGTTCATTTTTTCACGGCATACGCGCTCCACGGCCTCGGCAAACTCTGCACTATACAACAGCTCGCCATACTGCCCGCCATGGCCGCCACGCTGCGCCTGCACGCCCTCATAGCCTCCACCTTGGCCCATATAGCCACCGCCGCCCTGCCCCCAGCCGTGGCCGCGCTCGTTCGCGCCATAAGGCATCCCCTGCCCATAGCCCTGCTGGTGCATCGGCCCGCCGTAACCTTGGCCGCCGTTGCCGTAATGTTGTTGTCCGTAATTCATTCTCTTAAATTCTCCTTTCTTCTTTTTGGCCCGCCCGGCAGCTCATTACCACCACCGGGCAGACCCATTAACCTTTTAAGCCGTCGCTGCCGGAGCCGTCGTCGGGAACAATAGTTCACCAATTCTCTCGCTCAGCGCATTATTCACTGCCCGCTGCACGCCGTCCCCACAAGGGTTGCACTGCGGGGCGCACCCATAAGGGTATGCAGGCCCGCCGCAAGGTGTCGGCCAAGCTGCAGCCACAGGCCATGCCGGGGCCTTAGGGGCCTGTATAGCCGCCAATAAGGTCTGCGTCTGTTGGCTATTATCGCGCTCGGCCTTCAGGGTCGCAACCTTCTCGTTAGCAGCGTTCAGTTTCTCCTGCATGCGCTCGTAGCGGTCATTGTTCAACTGAGCTATAATAGTGGCCGTGCTGGCAGCAATCTTGCCGTCCGTGTCGCACTTATCCATGGCCATCTGGTGGCGCAGGTCGCAGAACGAGCTCTGAATCAGCTGCTTTGTATCGCAGCAACATTGCTGCTGGGCAAAACGCATATCCGTCAGCTGACCAGTAATATTGTTGTGGTTCTGCATATTATTCATCGTCTGCGCGTTAAACTGCTGGGCGATATTGTTACCCAGCTGGCACAAGTTAGAATCTACACGAGCGAACCCGGCTGCATTCTGGTCTTTAACCGTCTCGATTTGCACCCCGTTAGCGGTTGCAATGCCGTTTACGGCAGCCACCCCCGTGTTGATGCTCGCCACGCGGTCAGCCACCTGCTGCTGGCCTACAAGCGCTGCCGTCTCAGCCGCCGTGGTCGTGGCCTGCTCAAAGCCTCGGCCACCAAAGCCGCCGAAGCCAAAACCGCCACCGCCCCAGCCAAACATGCCGAAGAACAGCAACATAATAATCCATTCATAACCGAACCCGCCCATCAGGCCGTTGCCCATGAACGGAAAACCCATGCCGCCACCGCAGCATCCGTCATTATTGTATCCCATTTTTTTTAGGTCCTTTCTAGTTTGTAGTTGTGTTTTGTTGTTGCATTCCCGACCCACCCGGGCCGGAAAAATTGTCCCCTCCGGCGTGCTGCGCCACATAGCGCTTTACCCCGGAAAACTGCTCAGGCATACGCTCAGCAAGCTCTGCCCCTCGCCTCTTAATGGCCGAGCAGAACTTCTCGTCTCTCTTCATATACCCTTCGCGCATATTCTCTACACTCATGCCAAAATCTCGCTCAAACCGCTGCGCCCATTCCGGGTTACTCTGCAACGCCTTAAACGCCATATCGGCAAACCAGTTTTTTTGTTTTTTATTGTGTCCATTCATAGTTCTTTTTTTTGGTAGTTGGTAGTTAGGGAAATCTTTTTTTGAATGGTCGTTACTTGCGGTAAGGCTCGGGCTGCACCACGGTGGTACTCAGCTCAATGTCGCCGCTGGCGGTCTGTTTATAGGTTACCGTGCAGCTGGTGGCCGTGAAAAACGCCACAGCCCCGGCAATGATTGCCAGCGCAGCATATACCCAGCGTCTCCAGCCTGCGGCCTCCTTCGCCTTGCTGTTGGCCTTAGCCGCCACCCTCGCAGCACCGCTGTGCAGGTCGGCTTTCACTTGTGCTTTTTTTTGTTCTTCAGTCATCGTTTTATTGTTCGTTTAAATGAAAATACTCACGTGCTTCCTCAACAGAAGCAAACTCCATATAACCTCGCTCCTCGGCATTAGTCACATACGCGCCCCAGTCGAGCATTCTTTCGGTCGTGCCGTCAGACAGCTTCACCTCGTCAACTTTTGCATAAATCGGCGGCTTTCTCAGCCCCCACGTGCTCGCCGTCTGAGCCGTAGCCGTGCCGTTCCATTGCACTGTCAACGCCCATCCGTTTGTCTCCATAAGGGCCAGTGCGTCCAGCACCTCGGGGTCGTTTTGGTGGTCAACGTGTATGCCTATGTGAAACACCTGCCCCGAAGAACTTGGTATTGCTGAATTCGCTATTCTCAGAACAGACGGTTTGTCGAGTATGCATTCAGTGAATGCATATTGAGCATTCGATAATTTTTTACCGAAAACAGCATTAAACGTCCTAAAATTTTTACAAGCGTTAAAGCCTAGCTGAATTACGCCGGGGCTAAAAGTCTCTCCACCATAGTCAAAAATCTCAAGCGACGAATTGTGAAACGTACGGTCAAACCAAGCCATTTTTGGCATGCGCGTTGTAAATCGTTTTATCGCTTTATTACTGGCGAACATAAAATAACCCGAAGACAAAAGAGGAAATTCTTTTACGGCTACCGCGCTTATTTGAACGTCGTTAAAAAGTTGGTCGCCGCTCGTCAACTTTGGCAACGGGTAAACCCACTTGCCGTCCTTAGTCAAGTCCGACTTATAATTCGGGTCTGCCGCCTCCATATCCGCCTTTTTGGTACACTCGGCGTACTTCGTCAGGTCAAAGCCCGGGTATTTCTCGCCCCCGCCAAGGAGCCCAAGCAGCCTCAGCTTGGCGGGGGCTAAGTTAAAAGTTTGCTGCACGTGCGCGTCGGCGCTGGTCACCAATTTGTCGCTGGTGGCAATAAAAAGAGTCTGTTTGCCCGCCTCGGCTTCTCCGAGGGAGCGACCCTTGTTGTCGGTAACGGTGCACCCGGAGGCGCTGGTTACCGCGTAAATTTTCCCGGGAAATGTGTCGTGCTCTTGCATGGTTTGCATTTTTGCACACGTTCAAGCTGCCCTGCAATATTTTTTCGTGGGGGCAAAAACTACACCACGAAGCCGGAACCCCTCATACCGCCCGAAGCCGCCGCTCGGCGCGCCCTCGGAGGGTCGTCGTCATAGGCCATAAACCTGCCGCTCCACCATGCCATGACAAGCGCATCGGCCCGGTCAGGAGAAGGCAGACCTCGGTCGGCCATGTCCTTTTTGCTCTCGCACTTTAGCTTGCCTCGATCGTTCCATTCTAAGTAGCGGTTGCAAAGCTGGTCGATGGTCTCCTCCTCCAGACCGTCGGGGAAGCAAATCTCGCCACGCTCGAGGCTCTGCCGGAAGTAGTGCCAAGCCTGAATGTTCAGGTTCAAATAATGGTCGTCCTCCACCTGCGCGCCGCCATTAAACTCTCGAAAATAAAAGTCCTGATAATGTCTGGCGGCCTGCATGATGCCTATGCCCAGACCGCAAACGTCTCCCCACACCTGTCCGTCGTCTATACCTCGCAGGCGGCATTCGGCCACCACTCGCGAGGCGGCTTTTACGGTGTCCTTAACGCGGTCTTTCCAGAGCACTCGCAGCATGTTTCCGTGGCGCTCAGCCAGCACGGTTTCGTCTCCACCTGCGGCCCAGTCCACCGCCGCATACCTCTCCCCGGGCCGAGGCTCAGGCTTGTGCATTAGGGCCTGCTCTACCAAGTAACGCGGTATAATCATCGCGTCGTCTCCCTCCGTAAACTCGCCCATTATCATCGAGCGGTAGACTGGGTGCCGCTCAGGCTCGGGGCCGTAAAGCTTCCGGGCGAGGTCTATTTTCCACGCGGGTATGTGGGGGCAATCATCAATCGCGTTGACGTGAACCGTGTGGTACAACTTCCTCGTTCTCCGGAACGAATTATAGAACGAACCGTTTGGGCCGCCGGGGGAGGACGTGAGTATATAGTACGTCGGGGTGCAGCGAGACAGGGCCTCGAATATGGGCTCGGGCACGCTCTTGGCCTCGTCGACCATAAGCATGACAGGGCGCTCCGGCAGGTGTTCGTGGTGGCCTTCCGCGCGCCCCGGGTGGTTGGTAGAATACGCTCGTATAAACCCGCCTTCCGGCGTGCTGATTTTGTCTTTCCCCCACTTCCAATGGGGGAACTTCTCGCGATGCATTTCCAGATTAGGCCATAGCTGGGTGGTGAGCTGGTTCCACGAGCCGGAGGTGACCATGGCAATGCCCTTCGGGAAGGTATACAGAAACCACAGCAGCAGCACCACGTTGACGCAGGCCGTTTTGCCCGAGCCGTTAGCGGCCACCAGCGACATGCGCCTTTTTCCGTTCACCGAGAACCACACGGCCTCGTCCTGCCACGTATATAGGCGCAGGCCCAGCTTCAGCTCTGCAAATTCTATGGGTGTCATATCAGTTTGTTGTTCATTTTTCGCAAAAAAATGAATGACAAAGACGGTTGTTGTGCACAGGTGAACAACAACCCGCTTATTTTAGCCGTTCTCGACCTCTGCTCCCTCCTCGGCCTGCTGCTGGCGCATCAGGCGGGCCTGCCGTTCGGCAATGCTGGCAATTATACGCTCCTCGTCTCCTCCTGTTAATTCAGGGACAACGCTCTCGTCAGAGGAGGAGACTGTGCTGGTGGTCGGCAATACCTGAACGCCGACACGCTCCCCATAGACCTTCGGGAGCATTTTTGCCAACATCCATTTCAGCGTATCAACCTCAAACCGACAGGCCGATAAACGAGATGTACTAAAATCAGGGTCTAATGCGGCTTCGTGCGCTTCGTCTACCAATTCGAGTATTCTGTCCGTTTTGCCGAGCCAACCGATTTCGCGTGCTCGTGTGTACTGCTGAGCAAACTCCTCGCTATCGCGAACCCAACGCAAAACGGCAGCATTGTCTATTTCTCCGGCGCATGCCTTACGGAGGCTCATACCTTGCTCAAGGCGCTTGCATATACGGTCAGCAAGAGCGCGAGAGCGCTTAAACGGTTTGCGCTTCGTGCCGAGGTATTCAGCATCGTCTTTTTTTTTGCGTTGCCCGGCGGAGGCGTTAAGACGGGCCTGTGCGCGTTTAGCTTCGGCTTCGGCTTTGTCGGCCTGAGCTTTCGCTTTTCGCAGCGCCATGGCGCGCGTGGCGCGTTTTATTTCATCCTCCGGCATGGTGAGCAGCGTTTGTTTTAATCTGTTGCATCAGTTTCTTCTTCATCAGGTTCAAAATCAGCTATTTGAACCTCCCCCATACGCTTAGCTGCTGTCTTTGCGTCACCTTTAAGGAACACCAGAACATTTTGGTGAACCTTGCGCGGTTTGCGGCTGGCATTCATACCGCGCCGGGCCGTAATAGCATTGGTGCCAATAGATGTTAAAAGCACAAGCTCGTTGTAATACTCAAACCCGGCATCCTTGAATGCAGTAATAGTATCGCCCAAAAAATTGTAATACGAACCGTTACGATTGCGAACCTCTCCCACAACCCAAACAGCAAACGTATTATCCTTTAATTTGGAATAAGTCTTAGAAATGATGGAGCGGTATACTTTGAGGAAGTCGGCATAATCCATGTTGCTTAGGTCTGCCGGGTCGTCAGAGTATTTTTCAAGGTCTGCGTATGGAGGGCATGAAAGAACCATGTCGAACGCGTCATCCTCAATGCTGTTAAGAACAACATTGCTATCACCGCAAATCCACGTCGGCGGATTTTCGCATAGTTCTTCAGCCTGTCGGCGGTTAGCCTCAACTTGGTCGGCACGCAGGTCAATACCGCAGTACATGCGACCCATTCTTTCGGCCACAACGCCACGCACAGAGCCACCTGCAAACGGGTCTAAAACCTTATCCCCGGCAGCGGAGAACCATGCGTATGCAATTTCGCAAAGTACCGGGTCAAAAATAGACGTACCCATCCAGTCGTCGCGCTTGCCGTCGGCGCTTATTTTGGCAGCCAAAGCACCTAAGCCCTCATAATAATCATCGCGAGATTCTTTCGACCGGAGCCCTGTTGCTAACCACGCTCGCTTGCGGGCCTGCCAAGGGCCGGAGCGGCAATCAAAGGTTGAAAACGGAGGAACGAGGAACGTATCAGACAAAGATTCCCCGCCGTTTTTATCCCATTCTTTGTTGCTGTCGCCCTCTCCGAGCAACGCGTCGATTTCCTCTTGAGAGAAGCCCGTCAGGGCTATCACGTCTTCAGGTATGTCCGCTAACACAGATTTAAGCGTTTCATCGTCTATTTCGGCAAGCTCGGCAATACGGTTATCGGCCAGCATGTCGGCCAATTCTGCGGCCTCGTTTTCATAATGCTGCACCTCTACCGGAACCTCGGAGAACCCGGCGAGCTTGGCAGCTTGATAGCGTCCATGACCCTTTATAATGAACCCGCTGCGGTCGGAGACGGTAATGGGTTGTCTCCAGCCGTTGCCTCGTATGACCTCGGCTAGACGCTCGATCTGATTCTGCGGGTGAGTGTTCGGGTTCTGCGGGTGCTCCACCAGCGTTATGGTGGGCCGCATTTCTGTAAAACGGCAATAAACCGTTGGCGTCGAAGTGGTTATTTCGTTCATCTTTTTTTGGTGTTTGTTCCTTCCTTTTTTTATAATGCTAATTCGCGTTCAATTTCTTCTTCTATAAGCCGCGCGAAAGTGGCGCTGGATATTTCTCCAAGGGGCGTCTTCTCCTCGGGCTGAATTTGCAGGGCTTTCTGCTCCTCGTCGTAAGCAACGCTGAACCCCTCGGCTCTGCATTCCTCTATAATTCGTTCTATTTCTTCCATGTCGAATGTTTTGGTACTAGCGGTTCCCATTTTTTGGAGCGCGTTCGGGAGGTTGTATTCGGCCAATTCGGGAGGGGGCTGCAATTTTTCCCCCTTGGCCATAAGGCCGAGGTCGATGCACTCTTGTCGGCCAACGGGCTCGACGTACATCCAACTGTTGAAGCCCCACGGTCCGTATGGGTTGCCAAAACCGCCTTGCTCAAAGGAGTTGCGGTCTAGCCAGTACTGCGTGTCTGTTTTGAGCCTCACGTCGCCCTCGTGGGCCACATGGTCGGGGCGTTTTTGGTCTTCCTTTGCACCATCCATGCGCATGAACCTCCAGCCGGGATAAGTGCTAAGGAAGTAAGGCTCAAAGGCGGCGCAGAATTCAGCATACCCGGCAGCCATTTCATTCTGCGTTCTGAAAATGAGCCGTAAGCGGTTCATTTCGTCGAGCGTATCTAGGCTTTCTTTGAACGCATCCTTGTCCTCAACCTCTTCGGGCGGATAAACGCGCAGGTTCTCCAGCATAATTTCGGCTTCGTAAACAAACTCGCTCATACTCCAACCTTCTTCAAGCCCCTTAGCAACAAGCGCTTGTAATTTACTAAGGACATGTGCATCCTCAACGGAAGCGGAGAAGAAACTCAGGTTGCGAATGGCAGGCTCAACCTCGGCCCAATCTGCGCTGGAGCGGGCCGAGGGGTAAAGTTTGAGCTGAGCTGTGTGTTCGTGGAGCGGCATTTTAATGCTGTGGTGGCATTTTAGCGTCCTCTTCGGGTTGGTTCAAGGGGGTTGCGTGGGGGCAAAAAACATCCTCTTTTTTCTGAGCCCACGCGAAGAGAGGAAGGAGGCAGACATCGCGCTTTTTTTTCTGCGCGCAACGCTGCTCCCAGTTTGTTTTGTGGGCAAAATGAAAGCCCAGCCCATGGAGAGCAGAAACTATTAACCGAGAAACGCGAAGGGCCTGCTCCTCGTTGTTTGTTTGCAGGGAGACCTCCACCCGGCGGGGCTTCAGTTCGGGCGCGTCTTGCACCAGCAACCGCAGCGTATAGGCCCGGGGATGGTGCTTGCCGTGTCTTTGACGGATCAGGCGTTTTAGGTCGGTGTCCTTGAGTGGGCATTGGCGTTTGTTTGGCATATCTTTTTTTTGCAAGGGGATAAACATTTCATCGGCGGCGGGAGGCTCCGGCGAGCACCACGAGGTTGCTCATGCCACGCAGTCGGTCGACAATGGCGCGGGCGGTGGTGTCGTCGGCATACCCTGTGCTGTCAGGGCGCGGGGTCAGGCGTTTAACGAGGTCTTTTCCTCCGTAATTAGTGGTCACAATGAGCGGTTTTCCGGCATCGTATCGGGCGTTTATTATGCTAAAAAGCTGCTCCATGGCCCACTCTGTGGGGCGCTCTTTACCGAGGTCGTCCAGTACCAAAACCGGGGGCTTGGTGAAGCGTGCAATAACCTCTGTTTCTTGCACGTCCCGTCGGTCGTAACTCGCTCTTATTTCTCGCAGAACGTCGCTGACGTTACGCCACAGGATGCGGCGACCTTTACGGAGGAGGTCGGCGCAGAGGCAGGAGGATAAGTATGTCTTGCCTGCACCTATGTCTCCGACAACGTAGAGGCTGCGGGGCCAGCTTCCGGCGAGAATCGATGCTCCGAAGGTTACTGCAGCGTCGTATGCGGCCTCTTGGCTGGGCTCAGAGCGCTCCCAGCGGCGGAGCCCTCGGTCAAGCCACGCGTCGGGCATGCCGGAGGCTTCCCATCGGCTTTTGAAACGGAGCATTTCTACCGTTTTGCTTTTTTCGCGTTCTTTGGCCTCTTTTAGCGCGTTTTGTTCCTCGGCGGTACGTTTTGCCGTCTCGCAAGAACAAACGTCAGGAAGGCCGCAAAGAATCGCAGCACGGGGGTCTTCTGGGTCTGTCGCAACAAACTGGCCGAGCGTTGTGCGTATTTTTGCCCCGCAGTGGGGGCAGGTGGTTACCAGCTCGCCGGGAATAGTGCGAGCCTCAACGGGGGGTCTGTATTCGGTGGTTGTGGTCATAAACTGTAGTCGGGGGTTGTTTCGGAGCGGTAGCGTGTGGCCGGAGCGGCCTTCTTGCGGGCGGCTATGGTGTCGGAGGCGGAGCGGTTCTGCCAAGAGCGGAGAAACTTGCGGGCTAAGGCGTGCCAGTCAGCCACCGGGGCTGCGTGAGGCCCTGCCGTCCAGCCGTTGCTCTCCATGGTGTCAAAGAAGGATGCTGCGCAGTGAGCGAGCTCGTCGCCTTGGAGGCCGCAAAGGGGGCTGGCGGCCATGAAGCGCTGCACCTCCTCAGCGTCGGCGGGGAGGGGTTTGCAGGAGCGAGCTCTTTCCGGGGCCGGGGCCTCCAAGCGCTGCGCCTCGGGCTGCTCGTCGCCGCTTATAACCACGGTGGTATTATTTGGCGCTTTTAAGGTGTCTTTGATAATATATTCTTTTCTTTTCTTTTCTGCTAACGGTTTCGCTAATGTTTTTTCGTTAGCCGGAGCATTAGTTTTGTACTGTTCCGGCATTAGCTCTGCTAATGAATTTTCATTAGTTTCTTCGTTACCTTGAGCGTTTTCTTCGGCCTTTTTACGGGCTGTGCACTTGGCCACGCGGCGGGCGTTTACGGCACGAGCTTTTGCTGTTTCCCCGCAATGTTTTTCATATTCGACGGCCTCGATGGTGCCGTCTTCGGCAACCCTAGCCCAGCCGACGTTGCACAAAGCTTGGGAGATTCCTCTGTAGTCGAGCTCCGCGTCCATCTCTTTTGCAGTAAGGTTAGTCTTCCCGTCTGTCGTTTGTTCGTCCACCCAAACGAGCCAGTTAACGGCAAGGCCCAGCGCTGTGTGTTTTTGGCAATGCAGGTGCCGCATTATTGCTCTTATTTTAGCCGAGCGCAAAAGGGTGTGGTTTACTTTAAGCCAATCAGCCATTGTTTTTTTTCTCCTTTTGTTGTACTGCAAACGCCTCGCAGGAGGCTCGGTTCCATGCCGAGCTAGCGAACAGAAACCCGTCGGCTCGGCGGCGCGAAAGGCATTTTTTGCGAACAATTTCTCCTCTACGGGCGAGCCTTCCTAGGTTGTTGGTGCTGCGGTTTATTATTCTCGCCGCCTCGGCGGATGTGACCCAGCGTCCGGAGGCAATGAGGTCGTCCAGAAGAGGCAATCCTTCTTTATTCTGCTCGGGGCCATTTTTGAGCTCAATTTCGGCGGGCGTTAAAGGCCTCAGCAAATGCGGTGAGGCTTCCACTATTTTACGGTATTGCGAAGGCCGTAATTTTCGTAAAGGCAGAGGTGTCATTTTTTTTGTTGTTTAGGTTGAGGTTCAATAAATTGTTCAATAAACTCAGAGACGTGAGCATCAATCTCGGTCTGCACGGCCATAAGTCTGTCTAGTTTTTTGACGAGGTTTCGCTTATGGCGGTCGGGGCTGTTCCGGTAAGGCTCGAGCGTTTCCGAGAGGAACGCGAGCTGCAGGTTATTCAGAGGCAGGTTCATGGTCGCTCCTTTCTTTTTTCCAGAGCCTCCTCGGTGGTGAGTGTTATTGTTATTTTATCGTCGTCCATATTTAATAGATTTGTTGTTCGTTTACCGCTCGGCGGGAGATTGCGGCTTCTTCTTGCTGCCTCTCTCAAGGATCTTAATGCATGCCCTCGTCTCATGTTATTGTTCCTCCTTTCTGAAAATAAGGGGGTTGCAATCAGGGTTCTTTTTTACCCATTTCAAAAGCTTCTGAGGCAGGTAATGTGGCGGTATGTCTCGGAAATAGCAATGCACCTCAAATCCGTAGCTCTTGTAGCGGTAGTAGCCAGCTTCGCCATGTCCGCTGATACCTCCAGTATAGTGCACAGTCTCGGCTTCCTCTGCACTGAATCCTTTTTCCTGTAGCCAATCGACTAGCCATTCTCTTGCGTTTTTGTCAATGCCTGCTTGCTTGAGAGAATACTCGCTCACGTCAAAACTCATGTAATAGTGGAAGCCGTATTCCCTGTAGGGGCGTGAATATGAGTTCCAGTTGCCGAAGTCTGAATAAATGTGCAGTATGTTGCTCTCCTGCTCGGTCAGCTCGTACCTGAGTTTAAGCAGCTCTTGAAAACGCTGCCATGTGACTCGAGGCTGGTTGTTGTATGTTTTGAAATGGAGTTTGCCGTTGATGACTACCATTTCTAAATCGTCTTTCTTTTGGAGGTATATTAAGCGGTCACTGTGTGACAAGCTGTTAAATTCTTCGGGCGTAATGTTCATATGGTTTGTGTTGTTAGTGTTATTTACTTAAAATCCGCGCAGGGTTCATGTTCGGGGTGTACTTCTTTATCGTGTCTGGTGCAATAATGCATCGTGTAGGGCTCTCCGAAAAGGTCTGTTTTCTCGAGCGTGTTAAATGAGTGGCACGCGCTGCATGTGCAGCATACGAGCTGCACGCGCAAGCAACGGCCTTTTTCAGTCCAATCTATAGTTTTATTCATTTCTGCTCCTTTCTCCACATAAAACAGTTGCACGTGTCATCAGCTCTGGTATGCGTGCACCATGTTCCATTGCCAAGGGCGCAGCGGCCATCTTCTTGCGGGGCATCTTCGCTGTACGGGGTAAACTCAGCGCACTGGTGGCAAACGCCTTTTTTGAGCCACCTGTGGGCTTTCTTGCGGGCATCCCATACCGCTTGTATAAACGCCGGGTTTTTCGGTTCTCCCAGATTTTTACAAGCAAAATAGCCTGTAAGGATTCTTCCGTACTCGTACCAGTCTTTTTGTTCTTGGGTCATTTCTCTTGTTCCTTTCTATGCTCAGCGCAACAGCATTTGTTATAATCGCCTATGCTTTGCAGGATTGTTTGCATTTGCTGCTCGTCTTGTGTCGACTGCGCGTTTTCGGGGGTGGTTAAACGCTCAATCTCGTTGAACACGCCGGGCAAGACGAAGAAGAGTACAGTTTTGCCAGCATCTCTCTGCACTGTTGATCGGTCAGCATGTCTACAAACTTTTGTGCGGCTTCATCTTTTGTCATTTCTGCTCCTTTCTGCATTGAATTATATGTCTCACATGGCTGAGGTGGTAATCGTCGTCAAAAAAACCGAGCCCACGGGCGCTAATCAGCGCATCGGCGGCAGCGATATAATTTCCTGCACTGAATAAGTCATGTGCTTCTCGGGCTTTTCGCAACAATTCTTCGCAAGACTCTACTGCGCTGGCTAGCATTTCTAATACATCCGCTTCATCTTTTGTCATTTCTGCTCCTTTCTATCCTGCGCAGTCATAGTAAAAGCGCGATTTATGCTGTCTTCTACCTCGTTGAGTCTTTGGCATTCTTTCAATGCTTTTCTCTCACTGTTAAAAAACTTTTTCTGGTCAACAACTGCGTACAGATATTTTCCATTTGCGGTTTTCAAACGAATTATTAGGTATCTCATTGCTGCTCCTTTCTATATTCAACGTTGAGCCTTGCGCACTCGGCTTCGGCGCGTTCTTTTGCTTGGGCTTTGGTGTAAGTCTGCGGGGGGCGGTGGTAACTGTAGGTGGCTAAGCACCGCGTCCTCCCAGTTAGTCCGTCAGGCTCGTCATCGTCTTTCCGGCAAACTTCGAAACACTTCTCATGCTCTTTATGTATGAGAATATACCTCTCCAGCTCCTCCACCGGGGTGACGAGTTTGAGGTAATAGAACGGAACAGAAAGTGTATCGCCGTTCTGAGCTTCCACCGTAACACGGTTGTATTCTTTATGCTCGTTTTCTACTACTGTGAGCGTTTGTGCAAGTAATCTTTTGGCTTCAAAAAGTTCCCTGCCGTCTTTGGGGTGATATTCAACCTTATCCCCCTTGCGGAAACGGCGGCAGGGGGCGTATTTCGGGGCGGGTTCGGAGTTTTTTGTGCCGTTTTCGGGGGGAATGGGGGAGAATGCGGAGGCTTCACCTAATACAAACGTTGTGGGCCAATAGGTGCTTAATACGACACCCCGCAAAATGGGGTTAACTTGGATGAACTCATCTCCTATTGTTTTAACTTTCACTCGGACGTTGTAAATCTCTCCGACTTTTAGTTCTTCTATTTTTGTTTCTTCTGTTTTCATAATGTTATTTAGATGCTCGGTAAATAATGAATGCTAAAAATGCGAACATTGAAACTATGCTTACGCACGCTACGATTGCTTCTTGAGTTGTCATGGTGTTAGAGGTCGATGTCTAAGGTTTTCTAGCATCATCGGTCAATAAGAGAATGTGGTGAAATCTTCTTCGTCTAACATGGAGGCCAGAGGCGAAGCCCAGCCGAGGCCAGCGTCGCTCTCTGCATAATTTTTCTCCAGCGGGCGCTTTGAGCGCATGCCGGGTCGAACAACGAGCTTTTTCCTCTCGTTGACCGCGTTCCAACGGTCAACGCTGTCTACCTCAACTCCTTGTGGGGTGTATATAGCGAGGCCGCATTTCGGGCACGAACATTTTTTTTGAAGCTTCCCGTCAAGCTCGACGGTTTCCACTTTCGGGTAAAGGCCGCATTTGCGGCACGTAATAGGTGTTTTTGTATTCATTGGTCTAATTTTTCTTTGTTTCCTCCTCGGGTAAACCCGGGTTCAAGTAGGGACATTATAGAGCGAGATTTCAGGGAGGTGACCACCTTCCAGAGGAAGGTGTCGACGGGTGTTGGCGTGTTCCAGCCATCCTCCGTATACGGAGCGCTAAGAAGCTCTTTTAAGGAGGGCATATACCAAACGTCCTCGTTGAGAACCTCCTCCAACAGGGTGAATGTCGGTCTTGCGTCGCGGGTGAAGCCGCGAATGCCGAATATATATTCTCCGAGGCTTTCATGCCATTGAAATTCTCCGTCGTTGCCTGTCCAAGACAAGGCTACGTGAATGCGTCCCTGCTCGTCGCAGCCTTCGTATTTTGCAAAGTACGTGTTCATTTTTTCTTGCGGTTCTTGTTGCGGAGCTTTTCGGCTCGCTCGGTCTCAAAGCGGCGAGCGAATGCAGGGTATTTCATGCATAGCTCGGCATATTCTTTCTGCCTAACGATATACTCGGTCGGGCTCATTCGGGCGAGGCGGTTGTAAAAGCAAAGGCTGCGCTCCTCAAACTCTCCCCACGTCATGTGAAGGGATCCTCGCGTCCATTTGCCGTGCTCGCCTTTGAGCTGTCCTTCGGCGTATTGCTGCTCCAGCATTGGGCCTATTTTATCGCCATAATCAATCATCGGAGTCTTTGTTCGCTGTTACTAAAATGAGGATAAACATAAAGGCTGCGCCGAGGGCGGCACCAACCATAAGCCAATCGAGAAAAAATTAGAAGGTAATTCATGCGTGTGTGTTTAGGGTTAAAGGTTCTGCGAAAAAAGAGAGGTCGAGCGTCCCGGCTAAAGGGCCGAGCGTTTTTTCTCGTCGCACGGTAATGCTCTCGAGGTCGCGGTCATTAATGCCGAACGCCTGAGCGCAACCGTCCAGTATAGGTTTGAGGCGGGCCACAACGTTGTCCACGTCGGGGGCCACGCCCAGTTTGTAATACCATACCACGGACACAGAGCGGGCCGGGAAATTGCGCTGAGGGAACGCCTGTGTGGCGGCAAGCGCGCGAACAAAAGCTGCGTTGCGGGTGTCCATTTTGGCGCGCATCTTGCGGGCGTTCATACCCGCTGCAGCGTGAGGCCGCAGGGGCACTTTGCTGTTGGGAGAAAGGGCCGCAGGGGGGTGCGGAAAATTGAGAGTCAGGTTCATGGCTGGTGTTTTATTATAGTTTTGCGTGTCGACACGCTTTTATATTTTTCTCCGGGGGCCTCGTACAGGTTGTCAAAATGGAACCAATGCAGCGGTTTGCATCCTGAAACGTGAACGCAGTTGTTGTACTCGTCCACCTCGTCCACTTTGGCCAGCACAAGGTAAAATTGGTCGGGATGAAATTTGTTGGCTTTTTTAAGCTCAGTCTCCTTGTTTGGCGTTCCGTTTAATAAGGCCACAAGCTCCTTGCTTAATGCTTCGTTTCGTTTTATGGAAGCCAAACCGCCTCTATTTAACGCATCAGCCACAATCTCGAGCACCTCCTTTAATTCTTTACTTATTTTCTGCGAGTTCATGAGTCGAAGCGGGCTATACGTTTGTATTCACGTGGGCTCGGGGTAAAATACGTGTCCTCCTGCTGCGGGCTCCCCCATTCATTTAGGTGGTATGCAATGCAGTAATCGTGAACCGCGTTTACGTATTCAGCCCTATAAAGCTCCTGCACATCCTCACCTATATGAACCGCGCGGGTCATGAACGGCATAATGGTGCCAACGAACATAAAGGAGAAGGCTCGCGTCTCTGCCTCCCCGGAGCAGAGCTTCCAGAGGTCGGCATAAAGCGCAGCCTGCATGCCATAGTGAAAGTCCTCCATGGTATACCCGAGCTTAGTTGGTGAGCCAACGTCGGCGCTGGTGGTCTTTAAGTCCCACAGGCGGTTGGCCCCGGCGGCGGTCGGTAGAATGTCCAGCATGCCTGTTATGACCACCGGGCAGGCGAGCTTCTGTCCCCCGAGCTCGGTAAGGTATACCCACATGCCAACCTGAGAGTCAAAAGTTTTACCGAGCACAAGGCCTTCAAGCGCGAGGCTTTGTTTTGCGAGGTCGGCTATGGCCTGCCCCCGGGCGAGGTGTTCTTCCGTTATGACGGAAACGCCCTGCTCGGCCTTGGCGGCCCATTCCTCGCGCTGTGCGAGGTCTTGTCGCCCGTCGGCGTATGGGGTGCCGTCCTTCTTCAACTGCACGCGAACGGGCTCGCAGAGGTACTGCTCTGCAAAAAGATCCGGGGTCAGCGTCAGCGTGTCAACGAGGCTGCCCAGCGCAAGCCCGTCGGAGGTCTTGCGCACGCCGTTATCGAGGTTGAACTTGTAACGGTATGGGCTGGCCATGAAATCGGCCAGCGTTGACTTGCTGACCACCGGAACGCAGAGCTCTTCCTCCAGCTTGGCTTTCATGGCGTGGTATGCGTTCGGGTTCACCCGTCCGCTGCATTTGCCCTCCTTTCGGAGGGCTTGCAGCACGTCGTCAAAGGTCAATAATTTCTCGGACATGGGTTAATAAGGAGGGGTTAAAATTCAACGCCAAATTCGTCTGACACACTACGCACTAAATCCGGCTGGTTAAGGAGCCAGCGAGCGAATTTGGCCAGCTCCGCGCGAGGGGCGCTCAGGTCGGGAGCTTTCATATTGTTCCGGCGAGCCCAGAGCACAACGTCGGCTATGCGGCGCTTCTTTTTTGCGAGGTTTTTACTCAAAAGCTCGAGCGCCACCTCGTCGGCCTCAGTGGCGGTGGCCTCCAGCCACGGCAAAACTTCCGAGGCATCGTAGTCGTCCGCCTGCGGTGCCGGGTGTGTTACAGCCTCCTCTTCGGGGCTATATTCTGAGGGAGTCTCGTCCTGCACCGGGACCTGTTGCTGCTGAGGTTCGGGAACCTCCAGCACCGGGTTTTGCCGTTTGCGGGGCAAAGGAGCGGGTTTGCTGGCGGTCATGGGGGCGGGCTTGGCCTCGGGCTCAAATAGCTCGTCGACGCGCGCGTGGCCGCCTTCTATGGCGTTGTAATGTTTGCCGAGCGTCACCAGCTCGTTGCGGGTGGTAGCCTCGAGGTTGTGCCCGAGCTTCGCCTCCAGCATGGCCTTAGTGACCCCCAGCGCAGAGAACTTGGCCTCCATGCGGCGCAGTAGGTCGGGCAGCGGAACGTTTCCATCTGCGTTGCGGAGGGTATTGTTGCAATTTTCCAACGCCTCCTCCACCAGCCATGCCGGGAGCACGCGGAGAATGGCGGCGCGTCGGCGGCGGGCGGCCATATTGGCACAGAGCTCGTATATGTCGCGCTCGTCTGTGAGAGGGTAACCTCCTTTTTTCGTGTCGCGCCAGTGAGGAACAGTAAAGGCTATGCTGTGCTTTGAGTTCGTTTCTTTATCAAAAGCGTATGCCACGCACTCGGAAACCATGCAGCCTTTTTTCGGGTCTTTGTGGCGGCTGAGCTCGGTCCAGCCGCTCTCGGCGTTGCCCCACGCTCCAAGGAGAGCGTCGGCTAAATGGACGCTCGGACCTTCTACTGATGTGCCCCCACGAGGGTAAGTGTAGACGGCCTTCTGTGCGAGGCTTACTCGGCGCGTCGCTGCGGCCATGTTGGCCGTGACCATGGCGAGGTCGCGGGGGAATTGTTTAGCAATAAATATGGAGGCCAGTGTCTCCACCACTTTTTCATTGCTGGTCACAGCGGCCAGCGCGTTCGCGCCGGGGGCGGCCAACATAGAGGCGGGGTTCAGGAACCCGCCTGCCGGAGCTGCCGGGCTCGCTTGCAATTCAGTCGTGCTCATTGTTCCTGCTCTCCTTCCTCCTTGGGGGCATTTTCTCTGTTAAGGATAGCGTCTAAGAGTAAATCGCATTCTTTTTTCTTAGCCTCCTGTTCTTCTTGCTTATATTTAAGCGCTTTCCAGTAAGCGAGGACCTCCCAAGCCTTCGGGTCTCCCTCTAAGCAGCCTTTAAGAATGCCAATTGAGGCCAGAACTATCCATCGTTTAGCCAAATCGCCGTCGTTTTTAGGGTCTATAGAAGAGCAGCCCAAGAGAGAACCTCCGTCGTCGTCTCCGGCGGACACCAAAAAAAAGGTTGCGGGTATGTCCTGCTCGATTTTGCCGTCGCGAGCGGCGGCCCTTATTTCGCTGATTTTGATTTTATTTTCCATTGTTTTTTTGTTTGTTGGTGTTTGTTTGTGGTCCCGTATTAGCAGCCCGGGGCCGGAGGCTGTACCTATGATTTACTTAATCGCAATACCCGGCGTTTAACCGGATGCCTCGGGGAGGAATCGAATCTCCATCCCGTGTGAATGCCCATAAAAGTCACGGTGGCAGCGTTGATGTTTTCCTGCTGCCCGAGGCGGGTAACGCAGACTTTTTTTTCGTTCCCGGTCTGCGAGCGGGGCGCGTTATTACCTATAATATGAACAATACTTGTCTCTCTCGTTCCCAACGCCTCCCGGCGTGAGGTAGTTGCAGGGGCAGGATTTGAACCTGCGACCTCCGGGGCATGAGCCCGACGCGCTACCAGACTGCGACCACCCTGCGGTTTGTTAATGCCGGGAGAGAGTACCAATCTCTCCCGGCTCATGGAGTTAGTTGCCCGGTGCCACAGGCCCCTCCGGGCGAGGGGGTCAGTACTCACATAAAGCATCGCCATCTCCCCGGCCCAGCGCGCCCCTGTGGCGCTTGCGCTGGCCGGGCCAGTCCCCGCCGGAGGCAACTGCACCTCCGCACCGACATGACGGTTTTCACAAACTACGCACGTTTTATTCTTTCTATCAATTAGTGTTAGTGTCATGGCGGTGGTACTTTACTCGGGGTTAATTATATAAAGTGCTCGCGTTTTTCAGACGCCTGCGAGCAGGGCGGCGCGATAACATGTTCATCTAAGAAAAAATTATAGCCGTAAACAAGGCTCCTACAAACCCCGCGAGGCTTATGGAGGCGCACCAAAGCATCACTTTTTCATTGTGCTGCAACGCGGCAAGAAGTTTGCTCGTTTGAGCAATGTCGTCGTCTACAAACTTGCCGCACAATGCTGCATATTTTTTTGCAGACGCCTCGCTCTGCCTCGCTCCTTATCGGGCCTCGCGGGCTGCATTTGCTGCGGCGCTGGCGGTCTTAAACGTAGCTTTACCGTTTCCTGTCTTGGGCTTGGGCTCGCCCATTGCCACAAGAGGTGTGTACTCTTGCTGTGGGTTCACGAGCTTGTTCATAACCGCTTCGGCGTTCTTCTTGTTCTTGTTACTCATGGCTAAAAAAAGTGGGAGGCAAAGTATTGTTTTTATTGCTCTTTTTCTCGGGCTCTTCTCCAGCGTGATACCAAGCTATGACCTCGTCGCTGAGCCATTCTGAGATCGCACAGAGAGCTACGGGAAACAGCCCCATAAAAATTGTGAAAAGTGCACCAAAAAAGGATTTCATGGCGTTCTGCTTTTTTAGAAATTTATTGTTGCATTCTCCATCAAAAATCTTCGGAACGCAGGAAGGTTAATTCTGCGTTGGCCGTTCCAGACCAGCTCCGGTATTTCGTGCGTCTCGCGGGCCTTGGCCAGAAGGCGCTCCATAGTGCCTCTATCGCAATCGTATAGTTCGCAGAGGTTTTTCACTCTCAGAAATTCGTTGGTGGGGTGTTTCATCGTTGTTTCGGTGTTTGTTTGCGGGGTTAATAGCGGTCGGGGAAAAGGTACTCGAGGTCGTCCTCCCCCAGCTCGTTAAACGGTATAATTTTCGGTTCGTACATGGCGGTGGGGTTTTACTTGGTGGTGGTGGGAAGATTCTGTTCTGCGGTTTTTACAACGAACCCATCAAGCGGCATGTTGGCCGCTGCTGCCAAGGTGGCAATCTTGCCGTAAAGGCTGAATGGTATTTGAAGTGTGATGTCTTTCATTTTTCCTTGCGTATATTTGCGTGTTTCGTATGCCTGCATAATACGCAAAACGCCGCAGGAAATCAAGCATAAAACCGCATTTTTACGCAATTATTTTTATTTTTTGCGTCGAGTGCGTATCTTTTCTTGACTTTTGCGTATTGTTTGCGTATTATTTGCGTGCCATGCTTAACGAGCGTTTACAAAATTGGCTGATTTTAACAGGAACAAGCCGCACTCAGCTGGCTGAGCTCCTGCACCTCAGCCCGAGAACGGTCGAGGGTTGGCTCGGCAAAAAGCCACGTCCGATTCCGGCGCGTTTGCACAACACGTTGGAACGGCTCATGGCCCCGCCAGCCGAGCCCGGCTGCATTCCTGTGCAGCTCCTTTTATCCGAAGAGCAATGGGAGCGTTTCACCGCACACATTCCCGAAGGCTTAAATAAGAAGGAGGTGCTCATAAAGCAGTTAATGGCCATGTTAAGCGCGTTAGAATTGCCAAAGCAATAAATGCGCATTCAGGCCGGGAGGAACCACCTCACGGCCTTTTTTTCTCTCTCAGTTTAGCCGCCAAGCTAAAAAAGGGTTGCCGCCCGGCCCGGGTATTGTATGGACCCTCGGCCCGAACCGGGCGGCTGGATTGCGCTCTTGTCATTGGGTAGTTGAGCTCCCCGCTCCTCTCGTCGCGGAAATTTGTCAGGGTGGTGGTTTGGTGGTGGTTTGTATTCATTGGACGGCATGAAAAATACCACCGTTTTTATGGGAGTTCAAGGAAAGTTAGAGGAAGTTAGGCGTGTTACAAAAAGTGCATTTTCTGCTTATTCGCAAAAGTTAGAAAATTAGATTGCTTCTAAACCCCGGCTCGGGGTATACTTCCGGCCGCAAACAGCACCACAACACACCATGAACAGGAGAATTATGGAAAATTACCGTCGCATGAGACAGCGCCTGCTTCGCACAATAACCGAAGCTGAGGAATTGGAAGAGGCCTGCGCGGAGTACCTCGGACGCTGGGCCGGGGAGCAGAAAACCCTGAGGAGAGTATTTGCCCACATAAAGACACAAGAGACGTTAGAGGCCCTGCGCGACCTCAACCGCCAGCTCCGGAAGCTGCCCTTGCCCCCGGCTATGTGAGGCAAAAAAAGGGAGGACAAGCCACAGCAAAGGCCTGTCTCCCCGGCCCGGGGAACCACCCCCGGCGACCAATTGAATACAAACCGCCTCACGAGGGGGCGGTAAACCTCGGCTATTATGCACCCGGAGACACCCATTTGCAAGGCTTTTTGCAAAAAAAATGCAATTTTCTTGCGGAATCTCGCAGATTTTTTGTCTTAATTTGTTGACTTTCAACGCATTAAATGGTAATTTGAACACGTAAACAGCACAACAGCAACTAATTACAAACAAATAAATAGAAAGAACAAAAGACCATGAACATAACTAATTACATAACCAATCAACTTGCCGACGACGAGGAATACGTACTCAAGAGCGAGATTTCCACCGATAAGATTGCGGTCTTTAGAAACAGCCTTTTCTTTCAGTGGCAGAAAGAAAAGGCCGAGTGTGCAGAAGCCGTCAGAGAGGTGTTAAAGGCAGAGGGAAAAAAGTATTTTATTGTAGCCTGCGGCAGCACCTTCCTTATGGAGGACATGCGTCACATACTGGAGAGCGGCCTCGGCAAGATGGCAGGACACGCTTTTGTATACAGCAAGAGATGGAGTTGGCTAGAAAAAAAGGAAGTCCTCGATTGCAAAGGAGCCGCAGTAGTTTTTGAGTTAGCTTAAGGGAAAGGAGATCACGAAGTATGAAGAACGACATAACAGGAGCTTGCCGGGGAGCAAGGAGTAATTTTGCCCCCACAGCAACGGGTAGACATGAGAAGGCGCGCTAATATAAAATGAGCACCATGAACGAGGAAACCATACAAGCCGCCCGCGCGGCATTTAAGCAAGACCCGGAAACCGCCTGCAAGGCCCTGCTGGGCTGCACACCCGAGGAGATGTTTATCACCGCCCTGCGCGGCTGCAATCAGCACAAGCATAAGCCGGGGTGCCCGGAGGCGGAGGGAGGCGGTTGGGCGAACAAAAGCACAGAAGACAAATTAAAAGCTGCGATAGAAACACAGAAAAAAGCAAAAGAACAAGCCGAGAAAAATTACAGTAAAGAAAACAAAGGTTTTCTAAATGCTGCCACCGCGCGCGTTAACAAATATAAAAAACAGATAGCTGAATCTGTGGTTTCCAGCTTGGATTCAATGTATAACTCGATATACAGCACATGGCACAACAAAGGAACCGAGTTTCTCCGTAAAGCGGAAGTCAACATAGCTGATGCGTCAGCAGCGTATTCTAACGCTCGTGGCGCGGCACTTTTTATAAAAAACTCGTCTTCAAGCGATAGGTGGGAGGAAGCTTTGTCGGACATGAAAAAAGGGTCGGAAGAATTGCAGAAAATTCACAAAAAGCTCGGTTTAAGCTAGTCCTCCCCCTTAAATTATTGAAAATCTGCGAGTTTCTGCGAGAATCTCGCAGATTTTATCATTATTTGCTTGCAATCAACGCCAAAAGTGCTAATAATATAAAAACAACTAAAAATTATGTACCCCATACACGAAGAAATAAACCTTGCAGCAAACCGCTTGAGATATCTCTCACCCCGTTCAATTCAAACTCCTTCGGAGATTGCTTTGCTCGAGCCTAAAAAAGAGCATTATTCTCAAAAAATTGATGAAATTGAATCATTCTTAGAGGCCCACCCGGAAATAGCAGAACGATTCAATACCATAGAAGACGGCTGCGGAATCGCCTCCGTAAAATACCTCGAGAGCGCAAAGGCTCGTTTAGCTCGAATGAAATAAACAACACTGAAGAAAACTAAATAATTGACCCCCTTACCAGCCCCGGCCCGAACGGGGCCTTTCTAACTTTTTTATGGGAACAGAAAAATACTTACGCTTTGACGAGTTTGACGGAGAATGGAAAGAAACCTCTCTCGAAGAGCTAGCGGTGCTTAATGACCCAACTCTAAAAATATACATAGAGACAACGTATGAGGCCCTTTTGGCTGGACGCGAAAAACGACAAGAAATTCACGTTACAGCCGCCCCTCCGGAAGAAATAGTTGCAGAATACATGCCGATGGAAAAAACCATGCATTACATAAGGGCGGTAACATCACGGGTTATATTCGTCGTTCTGTTTTTCGGTTACTTATGTGCCGCCAGCTGGTTATGCATAGGAGCTTTTAAATTGGGTGGAATTTACCTGCTGCCTTTCGCTGTCGTTTTTTCTCTCGCATTCCCTTCTCTTTATATACAATATTCTCCTCGAATAAAAGAAGCCTTAAGAAAACGCAAAAAATAGCCCCATACAGCGCGTTTTAGCTATAAGGGGCTATACTTTGTCTATACCCGCTCCGCTCGGCCCACGTCGGGCCGCACAGGCGGCAACAAACTAAACGTCGGGCATTCTCTCGACCATGGCTCGCAGCTGCTCCGTGTCCGGTTTAACATAAACCTCGTGAACGGCAATGCTCTTGTGGCCCACGAGCTTCATTGCCATTGTCTCCGAGAAGCCGGACGCGTGAATGAGCGTGGCCGCAGCTCGGCGCACGGAATGGAAGGTCTTTGTGCGCTGCCCCTTTCGGTTGCCTGTGAGACAAGCGTCCTGCCTGCGGCCTATACCGTGTTTCTCCAGTAAGAGCGAGAACTCACCGCTTATGCTCTTCGTTTCACGCGCCAAACGAGGATGAAGAAAAGCATCATCGTTGCAGCCCCCTGCCTCGTACTGGGCGCGAGCCCAAGCAAAAAACTGCGGCCTCATAGGCTGCTCCAACACCTTGTCGTTTTTCCCGGTTATAAAGCGAACCACCCTGCGTTCCCAATCGAACTGCTCCCATTTCAGCTTGCGGATGTCCCCGAGGCGCTGCCCAAACGTCTCGAAAGAGCAGCGAACCGCGCTGCTCCATTCGGCTGGGAAATTCTCAATTATGTACTTAATTTCATCCAACGTAAACGGCTCCGACCTCAGTTTCTCCTCTCCTCGGTCGGCGGGTATGCGAATGCCTCGCCACGGGTTTTTTCCAATAATCTCGAGGTCGATTGCGTCCTCAAAGGCCACCTTAAAGCAGCAGGCCTCGCGTGTCACCGTCGTGGCCCGGCAGAGCTTGCGGCGCATTTCGAGGTACTGTTTCGCATCGCCCTTTGTAAACATTCGCAGTGGCTGGTCTGCCCGTTTGCCGAGCCATTCACAGAGCCGCCGGAACGCCGTACGGTTGGTGCTGTGTGAGGACGGGGAGAGGCGAGAAACAACGCGCCGGAAATAATTATTCAGGTGCTCTCGCACGGTGGTATTGTCATGCGTGTGGTGCTCTTGGTATTCGGCCTCGGCCAACTGAGCCCCCACGAGGAGAGCGCGCTTCTCGGCCTGCTTCGCGCTTAATTTTTCCCCTCGAAAAAGTCCTCCTCCGACGGGAACCTTTGTGCTCCGGCGCTTCTGCTGACCGTCCGGCCCCGTGAATGAGCAGAACCAGAATGGGCTCTTCGGGTCGGTGTTTATGCTGACGTTATGAGGTTCGGTTTGTATTCTCTCTTTCATTTTTTTCGTAATTAGGTCGTAAAGAAACTCGTAATTTTTTCGTAAAAAAGAACCAGTTTGTTTCGCAGGGATTTTACCAAAGAAACGCCGCGAAATCAAGCATTTCCGCTGGTTTCGCGGCGTTTCTAAACGCGGAGAGAGAGGTTTTAACCCTTCTAATTTTTAGCGAGTTGTGTAAATTCGTAATTTTTTCGTAAAATTACGCGTCGATTTTTTTCCCGATAATGAAACCGAACGAGAGAACGAGGCGCACAGACTTGGCGGCGTATTGCTGCTCTATTTGGAGGGATTCGCACCCTCCTTCCCATGCGCGCGTCAAACCGTTCACGGTAACCTCCAGCGTTCCGGTCTGGTTCGCGTCGGCAAAGTCAGCCCATTGCAGCTCGGCCTCAAAAGCGGCCTCCTCGGAGGGGTATTCTATAATGACCCCAACCGGAAAACTACCGTCCGCGTTGCCATAGGCGCGGATGGTCGGAGTTGCAGCGTCAACTATCGCCTCGGCAGTTGTTGTATACTGGCGCGACAAAGACGGGATACTGACGAGGCTCTGCTCGTCGGACGAGCCGTCGTAAATAACACGCCCAGCGTATTTTATTGTCGTTGTTTCGCTTCTAGCTCTTGCCATTTTTTTCTTTTTTTTCTGTTTCGTATTTGAGTATTCTCATTCGGAGAGTGACGTGCTCGCGGGAGGCTCGAGCTCCGTTAGGCAGAGGCTCCCCGCAATGAACAACCCCTGCCCGCAGGCAGGCTTCATTTGTTCCGGGGCCTCCGTCGAGCTGCCCTGTGCTATAGCCGCTCTCAAAAGGAACAAGCTCGCACTTCAGCCCTGATAATGCTGCCATGCGAAAAATTGTCTGGTCTTCCGGGTAATGGTATTTTTTAGGCCAGAGCCCCTGCGCGCTGCGCTCGTTGTACATTTGCACCAACCTGTTTACCAGCCAACGAGAAACGCGGTAAATATGGCCCGATGGTCTAAACGCCTCCCAATTCTCGGTGGCGAGGTAGTCCGGAACTGGGATGCCTTGCTCCGGGAGCGTTCTCAAAAACGGCCCGAGGTCATTAGCCCACATGTCCGCGTCGAATTTAATGAGGTAGTCTGCCCCTTCGGCGGCGAGAATCCGCTGAAAAACGGCCAGCTGCCCACCGAGGTTCTCCACACCATTAAGATTTCCTCCTCGGTTGTATTGGGAGCTCATAAACCTCACCTGCGGTATGCTGGGCCTCATTGGTGCGTTTGCGTCGTTTACCGCGTAAATTACCGCCTCCGGGTCAAGCTGCTTTATTCTCGCTGCGCTCATGCGCAGCAGCTCCTCGTCGTTCTTGTATATAAAAGTCGCGTATATCATGTCGTTTTTTTTAATTATGCAAAGAAAATGCCATATACCCATTTACGGTATACACCGCAAGAGAAAAACCTGTCCAATGAGCGACGTCTACCGCCGTTGTAGGCCCCGCTATGCTCTCCCACTGGTGATGACCTCCAGAGGCGTCAACGACGCCTTTCATTATAGACTCCAGCGGAATGCAAATTTCTCCGTTTACTATTTCTGGTGAGAGAACGCCGGAAGTCCGCAACCCTGTTATTACGCCCGCGACTCTCGACCCATTTGAGGCTTGCGCGAGCGGGTGGTAAATAGTATTGCTGACTATTTGCGGCTCCTCCACGCCGGAGGAATACTCAACTCTTGTTATGCTTCCTCCCGAGGCGGATGCCTCGGGAAGAAAGAGAACGCCGTTGTCTATAAACGGAGCGTTTACGGAAGAGGACACCTGCACTCCTACCAAGAGTCCCGGTCTGACATTTGAGGAGTCCGCCAGCGGCGGGCTGTAAGGCACCTCCTCGTTGTTCTCGTCGGTCAGTATTATTTCTTCTGTCATTATTTGTAGTCTTGGTAAATGCTATATGTTGGTAAGCCTGAGCCGTCCGTCTCCCATTTTAATTTTACTTTGGCACCAAATGTCCAACCCGAATTTCCGGGTTCTCCTTTCTCAATTTGCTTGTCTGAGTCCGGCACGTTGAATGTTTGTCCATTTTTATGCAGCGTTCCCCCGGCGAGCCAGAGAACGCTCTGTGCGTCGGCCCCTGTTCCCGTTGTTACCGAGTAAAGAGTGAAAGGTTTGCGGTGGACGCCTGTCGTCGCTGCGCTAGTTGTCGCATTGACGCTCGGAGAAACGGTCATGCTGTCCTCTCGCCTTTTCTTACTGGCCGCATCACTCGCGTCGAAAGGAAGCACCATTCTCTGCATTGCTTTTCTTCGGCTGCTTTTTGCAATCATTCTGCGGGCGAGGTATTCCTCGAAACCAAGAACAGCGCGAGTTCCCACCTCGAGCGTTATTTTTCTCTGTCCGTAATCCCACACGACCGAGCGTATTATTGTCGTCTGAGAAATCTCCCATTCAGGACGTTTGCCGAGAATTTTTAACGGCCTCCCGGCAAGCTCACCCGGGGTCAAAGACCCGTCGTGCAGCAAGCTCAAACTCCCCTCAAAAGGGACGCGAGGCGAACCATCCTCGTTGTGCCATGCGTCAAAATAAGACTTTATGGCTGCGCGGTAATCGCTCGGCGTTGGTTTGTCGTCCAGCTCATCGTCATACAAAGCGTCGGTTGTGCAGGGCTGAGTTGTGGCTGAGTCGTACACTCTGAGCCGCCTGTTCGTAAAAATACACTCGACGGTCAAACGAACCAACCACGCCGAGACATATTTACCCTCTTTCTCTGAAAAATGTCGAGCTTTGCCCGGGAACAATGCCGGAACAGCCTCTCTTAATTCCTCCGGCACCTCGTTTCGGTTTGAGAAAGGAAGCCGGACCATTAGAGTTACCGAACCTCGGCTCCACTGCAGACCTCTCAGGTTGCGAGCTGCGCGGCATGAGGCCGGGAAACTACCCTCGGTCAAAACATAAACCGCACCATTCCATGCGGAGAGGTCGTCTTGGTAGTTTGCCGGGACAGGCTGCGCATCCTCGTCGCCATTCTGTTCGGCCTCCAAAGCGGCCTCTGCCTCAAGATCCTCTTTGGAGACAACGCTTATTACCGCCTCGCCCACCTCGCAGGCTCCGAGTAGTGGCTTGTATTGCGGAAAGAACCTCGACAAAAAAGAATACGTTTTACTCGGGGCTACAATGGCCGAGTACTGGTACTCTCGCTCCGAGCGCTCAAATGACATCCTGTCAGGAACAGGAACCCCTCGCACTACCATTTTTTGGGAGTTAGGAGAACCTCCGGCTCGGCTGCTCGCCGCGTCTCTGTCGACAGGAACCGGAAAAATAAACGCGCCGGGCGTTCTCACGTCCACCCCTGCCGGGTATTGGTACGTGTCGCCGCCCACAAGCGCGCACACGGGCGGAACGAGGTCGGGGCGGGCGGTAAGAGCCACCGTTTGAATGGGCGCGTTTTTAGGCAACACGAGCGGCGAGAACGCGCTTCTTCTGACCAAATAAAGACTGTCTTCGCCACCTAGCGGCCCGTAGCGAGAGACAAAAACCGCGTCGGGAATCCAAGTCAACACGTCTTTAAGCAGCGAGCCTGCCGGAGTAGCACCGTTGCCCTCCGGCGTTGGTACTTTGTCGGCCACGTCCGTCAATAATCTCATTGTCAGAGGAGAGCCTTCCCATCCTTTCATGTTGTCAAAAACCTCATGGGCGTAAGTACTCGCAGAAAGCCACGGCTCCGTCACCCCGGGAAAAAGAAACTCGTCCTCGCTGTTTTTTTTGACATATGCCATGCGCTCGAGCAGTCCGAGGTCGTTAACGGCTTCTACCTGCACATCCTCGCCCGCTCCTCCCTGAACAGAATGAGAGCTTCCGGTGACTATAGTCCCGGAAAAAACAACAGCATTACCAACGTCGTTCGTCAAAATAATTCTGTCGTTCGCCTCAAATTCAGCCTCGGCATAAACCCCCGGCTTAAGAGAGAGTGAAAGAGTGTCGGCCTCGTCGCAATTATAGGTTATTGTGACGCTCTGGCTGCATATTTTTTGAAGGTCTTGAAGTGTAAAAATGTGCGTTTTCATAAGGCCCCTTCGTTCTGAAGTTTCTTAATGCGCGTTCTGTTTTTCTCGGAGGTTTTTTTAGAATTCAAGGCCTGCGCCACAACGGTTCTAATGAGCTCTTGAGCCACTTCGTTTTGCGCTTTTGTTGCTGCAGCCATTTGTTTCTCGAGCAATTGTATTTCGGCTTTCGTCAGTAAGCCGTCCTCAATAGTGCCCTGAATCGTCTCGAAATCAATTTTTTCAAAGTCCTCTTTTTTCCCTCCTCTCTTATAAGCGCGGTCATTCATGGCTTCTATTTCGGCTGCGGTTTTGAGGTCGGTCCCTCCCGTCTGCCTTCGCTCTTTCTCGGCCTTAATGCTCAAAATTGCCTCGTTATATTGCGTCCACCCCTTTGTACCATCGCCGTATTTCCCTCGCGAAGTAGTGAATTCTGTGGTTAAAGCGTCCAATTCGGCAATGGTCAATTCTTGTAACCGTTTTGTTTTATTATTTATTTCTTTCTGGCGTTTTTCTGCTTTTTTCTGTTCTTTTTTGTTTGTTTTTATATTTTTCTCTTGTGTTTCTCTCATGCCTTTTGCTCGACGCTTCTCAATGTCTGCGTTCTGCTCTGCTATAGCCAAATCGCGTTCTGTTGTTTGTTGCTCTTTGCTGGCGGCTTCGTATTCAGCGTTTGCTGTTTTTAATTCGCCTGTCAATATGTCGAGCTGTGCTTTTTCTTTCCTTTGCTCGGCCAAATACTCGTTCGCGTTCGTTGTTCCCGCTCTGTCTTTAAACGCCTGCCTGTGTTTAGCTTTTGCGTCTCTCGCAGCCGCTAAATTTTTCTGAGCTCGAGCCAATTGTCTCTCTATACGGTTTACTTTACTATCATACGCACCAAATGTCACCACCTCCATAACTCCCTCTGCGCCAAGAGACAAACTTACGCCTTGGTTTCTCGCTTCGTAAATAATCGCGTCCAATTCTTCTTCCGCTTCTTTTTCTTTTTTCTCAAGAAGCTGCAGCTCTTGGGTGTATGTAGCAACCTCGTGTTCGCTCACGTTCATGTGCCTACCGTCGAATTCCTGCACGCGTCTGGACGCCTCGTTTGCTCGTTTCTCAGCCTGCGCTTTCTTTTTTTTAGCTGCCTCAAATTTCGTTTTTGCGGCGCTAACGGAGGCATCTGCCGCAGATGCCGTTTCTTTTTCATTCATAGCGAGCATTGCGAGGTCATACTCCTCTTGAGACATTTTTCCTTCGGCTAAAGCTCGTCCAAGCTCGTGCTTTTTGAGCGTCCTCTGAAACTGAGCCTCGTCCTGAACAAGCTGCTGCCTTCTCAATTCGGCAGAGGTTTGTGCGTTAATGAGGTCAAGCCCTGCTTGCAGTGTTCGGTTTAAAGCTTCGTGTTCGGCCTTAAGGTTCAGAACCGCATTGTCTCTCTCTCTCTGCTTCGCAACCTCTTCTCTAGCGCGTTTTACTGCCCATATTGCGTCGCTTTCCGCTTTCGCTATATCAGAGTGCTTTTTCTCTAGCTCTTCAAGTTTTTTTTGGTCTTTCGCATACGAATTTACGACGTTCTGGACAGCGGTCAGAGCGAGCATCACCGCCGCTATCGGCCCCAGTCCTGCTTTAAATGCCATGCTTAACTCGAGGCCCGACGTAGCCAGACCCGTTAAGTTAAGCTCTCCATTTTTAGCTGCACTTGCTATTCCTCCCAAGCCTTTTGACACATTCTCCAAATTAGAAGCTAACCTCGTCGCGGCTTGAGCCTGCTGCAAAAACATCATTCTTGTGACATTTGCCTGCATGCTGGCTTGCCTCATAGCAGAGCGAGCCTCTGCCTTTTTCCCTTTTATTTTTTCGACCTCGCTATAATCGCCCGTTTCTTTTGCGATGGCAGCAGCCTCACGCTGCTGTTTGTTCAGCTCGGAGATAATTTTAGCTAGTTCAAGCTTGCTTTTCCCCAACAGCTCGGTGCGGTAACGTTCCCTCTCCTCTCTCTTCTCTGCCGCCTCAGCTAACCTCGCTTCTCTTTCTTCCCTCCGCGCCTGTTGCTCTGCAAACTTTTGCTCATTTTCAATCTGCTTGTTTTCGTCGACGGCCTGCTTCGCCAGAACCTCCTCCAATTTTTTCTTTTGGTCGAGACTTTTTCGCAACGAAGCGTCGACCTTCTTGTTTGCTTTTTCGTAAGCTTCAGCTGAATCGTCGACCGAAGCAATGTTTTTTACAATAGCAGTCGTTTCGTACTCGATAATCTCTGCCGCTTTTTCTGCTGCGTTTGCTCGCTCTTTATCAACCTTTGCCTGCTGCAACAATTGCGTTTTTCTTGTCGCGTTCCCGGCTATAGACAAGTCCAGCGCCTCTGCCTCTGCCTCCAGCGCGCCTGCTCCTTCTCGCATTGTCGCTGCTAACGCGCGGGATCCTTCTGCCTCTCCGCGCAAGGCCTCACTAAACTTCTCGTGCTTGTCGAGCAATTCCTCCATTCGGCTGTTGTTAGACAAGTCTTGCTCGACGTTTTCGACGGTCGTTTTATGCGAGCTTGCTTTGTCATAAGTAGCCTCCTGCTGAGCTTCAAGCAGCTGCAGGCGGTTCCCCATTTGCTCGTCGCTTATTTTTCCGGCCCTCCAATCCGCCTCGGCCTTAGACACATCCGCGCCGACGTTGCGGTTCCATTTTTCCAAAACTTTCTGAACCGTCGGAATTTTGACAACTTCTTTAAAACCGTCAGCAAAACCTGCCTCCCATCTTTTCACGACCTCTTCACCGACCTTTTCGGCTCGGGCACGTATGGACTGCACCGTTTTTGCTATGCCTTCGCCTTTTTCTGTCTCTTTTAAGTAATCTCTCGCGAATTCATTAAGACGTTTAATGTCGGCCAGCCTCTTTTCTATGTCCGCGCCCGAAGGAGGAGGGATGTTTACCTTCAAATTAATTTCTGCGTCAGTTGCCATTTGTCAAGATATATTCAATTCGGTTAATAAATGCTTCTTTTGCCCAGTTCGCAATTTCTTTCTCGTTTGGTATGGCGTCGTGGCCCCGGCGCTGCCGGAGGCTCGGCACCTTAGAGGAGCGCCTCAGTACATAGGCCGCGTGCAGTTCCCCTGCGGGGTCTTCCCATACCAAAGTGCCTTGCCCCTGCGCTTTTTCTTTCCCCACAAGAAAAAGCTTCCGATTGTAGTACTTCTCGAAGGTACGAACGCGCTTCCCTCGCGCGTCTGCGGTCACGGGTATGGTCAGGGCCCTCTTTTTCACCGGGCGAATCACTCCCCCCGGTAAAGCCTTGCTGCCATACTGCTGCAACCTCAACCCCCAGTTGGAGGTGCTGCCCTCCCCGGTGCGCTTGTGCTTAAAAAATACCGAGAACGCGTTAGCGTCCAGCTCCCATTGCCAGCTGCTTTTAAGCGGCTGCATAAACGTGCGCGCTCCGGCGTGGCGCGGCGTTCCGTCCTCAAACGGCTCCGGGTTATCGAACCAGTCCGCAGGCAGCTTCGCATACCATCTCTGCACCCGTTGCTTCGTGTCCTCGGCCACGTCCGGCAGAGCATTCTGCGTCAGGCTCAGCAGGCGCTTCTCAAGGTCGCTTATTGTGACGGTTCTATCCATTTTTTTACTAAAAAGGCGGCCCGAAGAAGCCCCACTTTCATCTTCTCCGAGCCGCCACGTGTCAAACAAACACCATGTTTGAAACCTTTAGGCGCTCTGGGTTTGGCCAGTAAAAGCCGCCTCGTTCTTCTGTACGTTGTGCGGGCTGGCTTCAACCTCCATAGTGAGCGTCGGGCGGATAATTTTACCGTCGAAGGTCTGGTTGCCGTCGCAACGCACGTTCCCGTACATATACATGGTCTTAAGCAAATGCTGCTCTCCGTCGTACATTTCCAGCTTCATTCCAACGGGTATGTAGGGGTTTGTGGAGGCGTAAATGGGCACCTCGCCGCCTGCGGAAAGAAGCTCCTGCGTCTCAGGGGCCAGCGGGTTTGCCACGCCTTGGTACATAGCATCGTAGGCTACGGTGTATCGTTCCAGCTCAAACGTCCAGCGGCGCTGGGAGACGGAGGCGTTCTCCATCTTCACTCGGGTCTTGGTGACAGCGTCGAAGCTGTCCTCCTCGTCGTTCTCTGTTGCAACCTCATATGTGGCGGTTCGGCAACGGGCCACGTTCTGCCACTCCTCGGCGGCCACGCTCGTCAAAGCAGCCGTTTTGTCGGCGTTGTCGGGCGTATAAACCGCACTCTGCGGTATGAGGTATATTGCCATATTGCCAACGATTTTGCGCGGCAGGAAGGCGTTTAATTCGGAATATGCCATTGTCTAATTTTTCCTTTCTGGTTGTTTCGTTTTTGAATTAAATGGTGATGGTGTAGCTCACTGAAAAAAGATGCGTCTGCTTCGCTCCGTTTACCGTGCTGTTCAGGTTGTCGGCCCCAACGTCGTAAGCCAAAAACCCGCCGCATTCGTACTCAGCCCCCACAAAAGCCCGGAACAACGTCTCGGCTAACGCGTGTGAGCTAAGCTCCGGCAGCAAAACAGCATTGTGCACAATGCCCACTTCCACCTGCACCCGGTATTGAGTATTACTCGGCGCGGGGTCTCCCTCCTTCCGAACGTGCGGAAAAGACACCGCAACGCAGCACCCCGTCCCCTCGTTCAGGTTTTGGAAAATAAGCTCCGCAAGGTCGGTTTCCCGGTCGTCATGCAGGTGTACCTTCTCGGCCCATTCGGCTGGTATGGCAGAGCGCAGGCGCTCCACCACCCAGTCCATGAACACGTGTGAAATCGGTTTCATTTTTTCTGCACGGGTTACCACACAAAGTTGTCGGCAGGTTTGCCCAGCAGGGTGATGCCGCAGCCTGTACCATAAAGCCCCTCCTCGGCGCTCAGCGCATACTCCGGTAACAGCGCACAGCTGGCCAGCTCGCTAAGCTCTCTCGTGGCGGTTTGGTACTCCGCAGCGCGGCTGCTGCCCTCCAACGTCTCGGCCATGGCAGGCACGCTGGATATTACCGCTTGCCTCGCCAACACCAGCGCTGTGCGCACGCACCCGGCTGGCACACGGCAAAGACCCGGCCTTATCGGCACGTTCTTGCTGCAGCTGTTTATGGCCGCAACAACGCGGTCGCACGCCTGCGTCAGCTTCTCTGCAAGCCACCCGTCTACCTGCTCGGTATTCCCGCCCTGCGCAAAAATGGTGCGGGGGATGGCACCAAGCTCTGCGGACGTTAATTCAGCCCGCAGCCGTGTCACAGTCACCTCTTGCAGAGAAGCCTCTTGCATGGTCGTTTCGCTATTCCTTTTTTTGGTGAAGCTACACTATCTCGCGCCCTTTAGCCTCGGATGCTCAGCACCGCCCCCTCGGCGGCCAATCGGATATACTTCGGCATGTTCAGTGGAACGCGCTCACGGTAGAAACCGTCGGAGGGCACGGTCACGGTGAGTTCGTAGTCCCACTCGCCGTCAGCCTTAGCTGCACCCTCAATGGTCACGCTGCCGCCGTCCTCCTTCTCCACCACAAGGTGAGTGCAGGGGGCACCGCCAGTTTCGCCAATTTCTATTACTTCATCCGGCCCTTTGGAGACCAGAGCGAGGTCAATTCTGTTGTATCTAAAGCTCATTTTTTACTTCTCCTTGTTCGGGTTTGTAAGGTTGGTGGTGTCGATAAAATCCAGCGCGCTGAGGTGCTTCTTCTTGCCCAAAGCCGCGATGTTAGCCTCCGTCTCGTCTACCAGCAATGCGTCGGTCACGATAATAGGTATGCCCTCAAACTCCGTCGGAGTCTCGGCATACGTCACCTGCCCGCTCTGCCCCTTGCGATACGTCAGCTGCTGGGCGCGGCTCTTTTTAAGCAGGCTTAAGCAGCGGCTGTTCATGACAATATGGGTCGGCTTCTCGCCTGCCGGGAACATCTCAAGCGCGTCGCTCAGCGCCTCATCAGTCAGCGGGTGTGCCTTGTCCACGTTAACCAAGCACCCTGCAGCAAAGATGGAGCGCTGCACAAAGCCCACGTGGAACGTGCAGTGGCGAATATAAGCCTCCATGGTGCCTATTTTTTCATTACCATTGTCGTCCACCTCCCCTGTCGGGCGCAGTACGTCCTGCGTGCGCTGCGGGCCAAAGGCAATCGTTCGGCTGTTTCCAAACAACACGCTCATCTTGTCACCTCGCATTTGCAGAAACCATACGGTGCTGCCACCTGCCTCGCGCGTCTCCTCGGTGTTCTTGGCCGGGTCGATGGAGCGGGTCATGTAGTCCGCTATAGTATTGCGCAGGCCTCGCATGCCAAATTTGCTCACAGCGTCACCATAGAACAGGGCCGTCTCAAGCCCAAACATGGTGCCCCTCGTGTGGGCCAGTACCTCCTCAGCCATCAAAGCGTTGGGGCCTTCCGGGTCACTATCGGCCAAACCCTTGTCCACCAGAATCTTCCCGTCATAAAGGAAACACTCGGCGTTATCCGTGCGGTAAGAGCTCTTAAGAGCCTCCACACCTGCGTTATACGGACGCGGACCAATCATGGGAATAGAATCGCGCACCTGATATTTGTAATTGGTGCCTTTCAGCACCTTCACAGGCATCTTCTCAAACACGGGAGCTTGGTAAATCACCTCCTCCACAATTTTCTTGTCGAGCGGCGAGGCCGAGCTGCCATGGCGCTGCATCACATCTACTAGGGTTAATGTTGCATCAGGCATTTTTTATTTTATCCTTTCTCTGTTAGTTGTTTCTGTTTCGTTTTTTTGTAAAACCCTTTTACAGCCCGGCCTCCAGCATCTCTTCGATGGTCATCCCGGCGTAATCCTCATGCACCTTGTTCGCGCGCACCTCCTCCTCGTCGGTGTTAAACTCACCGTCGGCTCGCTTCATCCCGGCGTAAATCAACTCCGCTCCCTTCGGGTCGTTCATATACAAGCGGCGGGCCGCCTGCAAACGCTCCTCATCACGCGGGGGTATCTTCCCGGCGTCCTGCTGGCGCTTAACAAACGCGTCCGCTGCGTCGCTCTTGTGCTGTTCCAGCGCAGCCTTGCTCTTCTCGTTCTCAGCCTGCACCTGCTCCAACTGCGCGGCCCCGGCGCTCTCCTTCTGCTTCAAAGAGCTGATGGCGGCACAAATGGCGGCTTCGTCGGCGTCCGGCGGCAGGCCCAACAATGTCTTAATCTCGTCCATTTTTTCTGTTTTTCGGTTGTTAAAGCCGCCGGAACCACCAGCAGCATCTCTATTTTTCACACCAGCAGAATTTTCTGCAATACCCTCCCGTGGGGGCAAAAAACGCGCCGCCACTACCTCCTCCTCGCCCACCTCCTCAGCCCGCGCCGCCGCAATGCATTCGTTCCTCTCAAACGCCGGGTCGTTCACCAAGCTCCCCACCTCCACAGTGCTTTTCCCCAAGCCCGTCACAAGGCCCGTGTCGGGGTTCAGTCGAAACGCCGGGGATATATAGCCATAATTGCCACCCTCCACCGCCTCACGGCCCGCCTGCGTCCATTCAACCCGCAGCAACACCCCCCTCTCCTCGTCCCACTCAAACCCCAGCGGCTTCGCTGCCGCTGCCCCCGCCCGGTGGTCAAACATCAGCATCGGCCGCGCCCGCTCACCCGCTGCGCTCGCCCTCAGCAATTCCTCCAAATCTGCCTGCAAACGCTCGCACGCCGCTCGGTCTACCACTACCTCGCGCGTCCCCACGCGCCCATCAACCGTCGCGCTGATAACGTTTCGCCCCGCAGGCATATACGGCACCGCCTCCGGGGCTTTCCCCCCATTCTCCGATAATTTTATACTAAGCATGCTTAATGCTTAGCACACAAAAAAGCCCCCACGCAATAGCCTCGCGTGGGGGCAAAAAGTAATCCTTTTTTAAGACAAATAATCTCTTTTGAAATCTGCAGCTATTCCATCATCGTCAAAAACATACCAGCTTCCTCTGTCCGTAATTATTGCAAGCTTCCCTTCCTTGTTTATGTATATGTCATCGGCGTGGTCTACAATGCTGTGCGCGAGCCTTTCTCCTACTGTTTCGTGAGAAAGCTCTCCTGCAACCTTCATTTTTGCTTGTTTCCCGACAAGCCGTTGGCCTATTTCGCGGATGGGGTGATTCTGCCAACCTTTGAGAAATATATTTTTACCCGTCCCTCCACTTTCTTTATTTTCTACCCCTCCCTCCGCCTCCGGGCAACCCGGTTTGTGCTTGTGCTGGTTACATCCCCGCAACGCCTCAATAAAAACTTCCTCCGGGGCCTTCCCCAACAAGGCCACACAGGCAGCCTCCGGGTCTCTCGCAAATGCCGCTCTCGCAGCCTGTATCTGTTCCTCGTTCATGTCTTATATAGTATTGCATTTTTTCCTTACTGTCTATATGAGAGCGTGGGGGCAAAAAATAACCCCCACGCGCGCTTACTTAAAAATCAGTCGCTCAAATAAGTCCAAGTATTCAGCTTACTCGCCCCATAGCGCTTCCAATAAGTCTTGCACCTCTTCGTTATATCCGCCAGCTTCAACTTAAGCCCCGCAAGAATAACCAACCTCTCTTCCTCTGTCGGCTCATGCCCATCATCAGGCATATTGCTGCCAAGCCCGCACCGCCACAACAGCCTCAACTCTTTCTCGTAATAACAGCAAAAAGGTTTAAGATCTCGGTCGCGCCATGTTCGCCCTTCCGCATACGGGTCTGAAAAACCCAGTATATCACTCTCCGTCTCCTCCGTGTTCGCTCTCAGCCAATTGTCAAACTGGTGTATAGCCTCCTGTGCCTTCGCCGCGCCCTCCCAATCCTCCTCCGTGCTTACCCCGTTACACCCAGCCCCAAAGCAAAACGTCGTCTGTATGCTCAGCCTCTCAACAGGATAAAAACGCCCGTCCGTCAACTTTAATGCAGCAAGGTACTTCTTCTGGTAATACGGCCTCCAGTAATCATCATGCTTCTTCTTAGCCTCGGCATCTTTGTGATACCCCCCCACATCAGCAAGCTTCCATTCAATAAACTCCTCCTTCCACTCCTTCAATTGAGCCTTTGTATACTCCCTTGTCTCCGGCTCATCCTCCGGCTCCACAGGCTTGCTCAAATACTCCCATATCGCCTCCGTGTCTATATAGCTCTCCGTTACAAGCCCCCCAAGAAAATCCGGCACCTCGTAATCCGGAAACATAAACTCCGGGTCGCGCTCATCCGCGTGAACCCGGCGGCACGCTGCCCAAAATTCCTGCGGCGTCTTATAATCATTTAGAGTAAGCCATCGCCCCGCTAAACGGCACTCATTATATTTTCGGTACGTCTCAACGAATACCCGTATCGTCTCGTGTTTCTTTGTTGTATTCATGGTGTTTCCTTTCGGTGTTTAGGTTAAAAAACGTATCAGCAGCCCCATACCTGCGCCAGACTCGGGTCTGTAAAAATCAGCTTCGTTGCCGTGTACTCTATCACAAGCAACCCGTTCTCAACGCCAATCTCTCCATCGAGAACGCTCCAGTATGCATCGTCATACTCTATCCGGCTGCTACTCAATATCGCCCCCGTCGCCTTGTCTATCAGCAACGTATCGCGGCCCGCTAAAATCGCTGTTCTCTCTTCCGTATTCATGGTTTTTTGCTTTCTATGCTTTGCTCTGGCAATTCTCTCATTGCCTCTTGCAGATTAGCAAGTTCTGTCGCTTTTTCGAGAACTTTTGCGCGAAAATACGTAAGATTATCGCAGATTTTACCCACAGTGCAAAAAAGCCCCGGTAAACCGGGGCTAAAATTATGTTAAAATCATATCTACAAGCCTTGTTAAATAAAAAGTATCTTCCTTTTCTTGACGAGAAGCCTTGACTTCTAACGCTTTCTTTGGTATCATAAAAACGTCACGAGAGTCATTTGTAAATGACTTTTCTGAAGCCCCTGAATTAACCCCGAGTGAAATGCTGGCATTACCAGAGTCCCGGAAGCGGTTTTCAGGGGCTTTTTTTGTCAACGTTGCTATAACTCTAACGCCGTGCAAATAAAATTTTCCTGATGTCTCAGGCGTTTTTCTTACTCGAGTAACCATTACGCAGTCTTTTTTTCCTACTTTTACAGGAGCGGCAAATAAAAAACTAGTTATATTTTTATCATTTATTTGCGTGCCGTATTCAATAAGTTTCCCTTTCTTTAAAACTGAAGGCACTAAATATAATGCATCAGCAACACGTTGTTTATGTTCCGCTGTCGTTTTGCTATTTTTCAAAAAGTGTCCAGCAGAATCTTTTATTCCGCGTTTGTCTAAAATTACATCACCGACTTTTTCAACGTGAATAACATCATTTCCTTTTTCTTTGTACCAATCAGATATATCTTTTGCAATGTCTACTATTTTTTTACTGCCTAAATCAACAGCATTGTCGTTTATTCCATCAACAGGTTCTCCCAATAAAAACGTACGCAATTGCTCCAAATCGCTAATCTCTCCGTGTCCAAACTGGTTAATATGATAACCGTCAAACAGTTCAAGTTCGGACGTTACCATTGTTTTCTCTTCGCTTTCTTGTCCTTCATTTTCGTTTGCGCCCTCACACTCAGGCTTGTGCTCATGCTGGTTGCAGCCACGAACAGCGGCCACCTCTTCAGGTTTCTTTTCGCCAATACTCAGCCCCTGTGGCGCCGCAGCACCGCGCTCAAACCCCGCCGCGATGTTCCGGGCCATAGCGTCTGCCAAGGCCCGCCTGTCCGTCTTCCAAGCTCTTATCTTCTCCCTCAGCTCAGAGAGGCTGGCACCGGAGGAACGTGCCTCCGCTAGCTTTTTTTTTAGCGGGGCCAGCCATGCCTCCGCAGGCTCGTTTTTTTTTACCCCACGCGAGGACATGACAACCTCGTCTTTCGCATCCCCGTCCGGCAACCCCTCGCCGCCTTGCTCAACGCCTCCTCCCATGCCCGGGAAACCGCAGCCACCGCCAAACGGGCCGCCCGGCCCGCCCTGCGCGTTCGTGGCTTGGGCCTCGAACACCTCGTCCTCTTCCCCCGGCTGCGTCAGGTTCAAGTATTCGTAAGCCTCGCTCTTAAGTACCTTCATACCCGGAACCTCCAGCGCCGTCTTCAGGAATTGCGCGCGCTCAATAGAGGCCACCGCCTGAGGCAACTTGCAGCGCAGCTCGGGTATAGGCAGGCCCTGCACGCGGCCATAGTTCGCCTGAATAATGGAGGGCACGAGCTGCTGGTTCAAAATATCTGCCACGGCCTCGGCCAGCTTCATAACAACGTCCGCCTGCACCCCAGCGTGTACCTTGGCCTGCGCCAAGCTGCCACCGCTCGCGCTGGTGTCACTCGTCAGCGTTTGGCCCAATATGGCCTTGTGGCAAGCCTCCTCAGCCTTCTGCACCAGCACCGCCTGCGGCAGGCTCGCCGCGCCCCCGCTCGGGTATTGCATCTCAAAGCCCGTGCCTTGGCCTTCCTTAATCAGCACGGTATTCAGCACCGTCTCGTCGCTCAAATCGTCAACAATTTGCTGGCGGTCTTTCTCATTCGCATAGCGAATAACTTGTTTCGGCATGCCATATTTCTGCGCATACTCCATAAACCAGCCGAGGCCGAACTTATACGC